CTACGACGAACTGGCCCAAGCTAAGAACCGGGCGCTCTATGACGTGCTCGATACCTCGATGGGCGCCCGCCTCGAGCCGTTGTTCATCGTCATTTCAACCCAGAGCAACGATCCGCAGCACCTTCTCTCGCAACTCATAGACGATGGGCTGAACAAATCCGATCCGACCACGGTGACGCATCTCTACGCAGTGCCGGACGACGCCGACATCTGGGACGAGGAAGTCTGGCCTCTGGCCAATCCAGCGCTCGGTGATTTTCGAAGCCTCGACGAGATCCGCACCTTTGCCGATCGCGCGAAACGGATGCCTTCGTTCGAGGCGACGTTTCGCAATCTATACCTCAACCAGCGGATCGACGCGCAGTCGCCGCTGATTCCGCGTGCTGAGTGGGACGCTTGCCGAGCCACTGGGCCCCTGCTGGAACCTGGAGAGCGCATCTACCTCGGGCTCGATCTGTCGGCCACAACGGACCTCACCGCGCTCGTGGCGTGCTCAGCGGACAACGGCGACCGTGTCCAGGCATGGTTCTGGAAACCCGGCGATCTTCTTCGTGAGCATGAGGCGCGCGATCACAAGTACTACGTCCAATGGGAACGCGAAGGGTTTATTGAGGCCCCGCCAGGCCGGGCGGTCGATTATGGCTTCGTGGCTCGCCGGATCGGCGAAATACTGAGCGAATTCGAGGTTGTTGCCTTAGCATACGATCGCTGGCGGATTGAGCAACTATTGCAGGAACTCAGTCGCGCCGGGATCGAGGCGCACGTCGAAGGTAAGGATGGTGGATCGACAGGCGGATTGAAACTGATCCCGTGGGGCCAGGGATTTAAGGACATGGCGCCGGCGATCGACGCCCTGGAGATTAGCGTGCTCGAACGGCGGTTTAAGCACGACGGCAATCCTGTCCTGGAAGACAACTTTTCATCCGCCTCAGTCATTACGGATCCCGCCGGCAACAGGAAGCTGAACAAGTCCGCGACGCGGTTTCGGATCGACGGCGCGATTGCCACAGCCATGGCGATCGGGGCGAAGATGCGGGAGGCGGTGGGCGAGACAGGCCTGATTTACACGAACGATCGCGAGTTGCGTTTCGTATAGGAGGCCGCATGGATGTTGTCACGCGGCTGGCCTCCTGGTGGTTGGGGAAGTCGAACCTCTCCAATCCCGAGCCGTGGTTCGTTGAATGGGCAATGGGCGGCCAGCGCTCGGCGGCTGGTGTAACTGTCTCCCAAAATCGAGCGATGCAGGACATGACGTTTATGTCATGCACCGCGATCCGCTCCGTTGATCTCGCGAAATGCCCGCTGCACGTTTATCAAAAGAGGGCGGACGGCGAGGAAATAATCCTCGCTAATCATCCGCTTGAGCGAGTGCTACGCAAGCCGAACAGTTGGCAGGATCGTAGTGAATTCATCGCGCAACTGCAATCCGCGGTGCTTTTGCGGAGCAACGGTTATGCCGGCATCCTGCGTAACGGACGTGGCGATCCGACCGATCTGATTCCATTCTGGCCTGGACGTGTCACCCTTCAGATGGGCCGCGACGGCAGGCTTTACTATTACATCACGGCCACGAACGAGCATGAACGGTTCCAGTTAAGCCGGTTCGCGTTCAATCCTATCCCCGCCGAAGACATGCTTCATGTCCGTTGGCTTTCGTTCGATGGGCTCCTCGGACTTTCCCGCATTGGATTAATGCGTGAGGCGTTGGGGTTGAGCCTGGCTCTGGAGGAACATTCGTCCAAACTATTCGCGAATGGCGCTCGGCCGGGCGGCGTTCTGGAGACGGACAAACAACTGAGTCCCCAGGCATTTGATCGGCTCAAGGCGCAATGGGATGACCATTACGCGGGCGTTCACAATGCCGGCAGAACGGCGGTCCTGGAAGAGGGATTGACGTGGAAGGCTCAGACCATGACCTCAATCGAGGCCGACACGATCAACGCCCGTCGACACCAGCGGGAAGAGATCGCCATGGCCTGCGAGGTGCCGCTACATCGCCTGGGATTGCTACAGGATAAGGACGCGGCAATTCTTCAGGCGCATCAGTTATATCTGAACAACACAATTAGCACCGATGCTGAGCGGATTGAGGCCAAAATCAACCGGACCTTTGGTCTTGATGGCGAACAGACATTCGTGGCGTTTGATCTCGATTACTTTAACCGCGCTGATCTTCAGACGCGCATGCTTTCGTATCGCACTGGCGTCGTCGGTATGGTGATGAAACCGAACGAAGCTCGCCGCAAGGAAGGCTGGGCCGACGTCGAAGGCGGCGACACGCTTTATCAGCCAACCAACGTCGCGCCGATCGGCTTCAACCCGAACGGCAAAGAAACAGGACCCGGTTCGGATGTAACGGGAGCGCCGGCACCCGGCGGCGATGGTGATCCCGCCGCTGTGCCGATTGATTAGGAGGCTGGAGCCGCATGCCCAAGCTGAGATTTCTTTCCGCAGAACAATTCCGCGAGGCGGCCAAGGCCGGCCCGGTCGAGGATGCGAATCTGCACAGGTCATTTGTCGCCGACGTTAAGGCTGCCGATGCCGGAGGTCGCAAACTGGATTTTGTGATCTCAACAGACGTCGTTGACCGAATGGGCGACACAATTTCGGTGGATGGTTGGCAACTTGCCAATTATCGAGCCAATCCGCAGGTGTTGTGGGCTCATGATTCAAGTTTGCCGCCTATCGCGAGGGGGGTAAACGTCCGTGTCGAAGACGGGAAACTCAAGGCAACCGCGGAATTCGTCCCGGCCGATAATCCCGCGGTAGGAGCCTTCGCGGAAGGCATTTATCAACTATACCTCGGCGGTTTTTTGCGTGCCGTGTCAGTGGGATTCAACCCGGTCAAATACGCATTCAGCGATGAGCCTGGGCGTAGTTGGGGTGTCGATTTTCTTACTCAGGAATTGCTCGAATTTTCCGCATGTCCGATCCCGGCAAACCCGGAAGCGCTTATGGAAGCTCGCTCCATGGGCATCGATATCACGCCGATCCGCGATTGGGCGGTAAAGCTTCTTGCGGGCGAAAACTTGTCCCTCATCGACGCCACGCGTCTCGCTGCCATCACCGCGTTGCCCGATGAATTCCGCGCAGATGCGAAGAAAGCATCCGGTGCCAAGGGCGCCAGCGGACTATACCGTCGGTGCGCGAACCGGATCGAACGCGCGATCAAAGGCGTTGAGATGGAGCCTGAACCGGCCTCCGACCCCCTTGAGACCCCAGCCGAACCGGTTGTTGACGACCCCGAGATCATCGATCAACCCACGGACGACGTTAAGAGCGGTTTTGCCGACGTCGCCGCCCGCAGGCTGATCACTTTGCGACACAAGGTCGCCGCTTAAACAACGCGACTTTGCCTACCAACCCGAACGGGTTTCCCGCCTCTGGGCGGTGAGGGCCATGCGGCCCGCATCACTGTGCGCACGCGACCACGCGGCGCTTCCCCGGAGCAAAATCCCATGACCACACGCCTCAACGCGCTTCTGGAGAAGCGCGGCATGATCTCTGACCAAATGGAGAATCTGCACACGCTCGTTACCGAAACCGAAAAGCGTGATTACACCCCTGAAGAAAAGCAAGCATTCGAAGATTTTGACGCAGAGTTCAAGAGGATGGAGGAATCCATCGCGTTCGAAAAACGCGTCGAAGCCCGTAAGGCAGCCGCGTCGAAGCCGCTGCACCTCCCCGGCCAGGAGCGTGACCGCTTGCCAGCGGAACCGCGCCGCGCTGGCCACGGCAGGAAGCTGAAGGCGTTCAACACCAATACGTTCGCCACACAGCCCGACGCGGAGGACGCCGCCTACAAGTCCGGCATGTGGTGCCGCGCAACGATCTACGGAGATCAGGGCGCCGCTCAGTGGTGCGCCGAGCACAACGTCGAAATTCGTCACGAGACGAGTTACGGCAGTGCTGCACAGCAGAAATCGCAGAACGAGAGCACGAACACCGCCGGTGGCTATCTGGTATTCCCGGAAATGTCGACGGCGATCATCGACCTTCGCGAGACATATGGCACGGCCCGGCGTTGGATTAACGTTGTCCAGATGGCCTCGGATGTTCAAACCATTCCGCGCCGCACCGGAGGCCTCACCGGCTACTTCGCGACGGAAGAGAACGCCTTTACCGAGTCCAGCAAGACCTGGGGTCAGGTCCGGCTTCAGGCGCAGGCGCTCGGCACGCTCACCAAGGTCAGCCGCGAACTCTCCGACGACGCGGTTATCAGCGTGGCGGACGATATCGCGTCCGAAATCGCCTACGGCCTGGCGGTCAAGGAAGACGCGACCCTGTGGAACGGTGACGGCACGTCAGCCTATGGCGGCATCATGGGCATCCGCTCAAAATTCGCCGCTGGCGTGAGTGTTCTGGCGGGCGCCGTCGACGCGGCGTCTGGCCACGACACGTTCGCGGAATATGACGCCGCCGACCTGGTCAAGGTCATCGGCGCGCTTCCGAAATATGCCGAAGCGAACGCACGTTGGTATGGGCATCGGACCGGATGGGCGAACACCTTCATGCGCCTCCTCGCGGCCGCCGGCGGCAACGCGATCATGGACATGCAGACCGGTGGCAAGCCGACGTTGGGCTATCTCGGCTATCCGT